GTCAAAGAACAGGAAGAATTTGCTCTCCATGCAAATAACGATGAAGGCCAAGAAGCTGCGATCAAGATCACGATTGCCAATTTGCAGATGGAGAAATTGAATCAGGAGCTGAGTGATTACATGGTGTACCACGTTCCACATGAATTGAAGGACTTGTATACTCGGGTCAATCAGCAAATTGGTCACATTGCCAATGTGCAAGCGCTTGCAAGACGAGAGGAAATGCTAAAGGAGCGTAGAGCAAAATGGCAACGGGAGCAAAAGGCGGATCTAATCAAGGGAAGAATGGTGGCTTCAGTAATTACAGTGCTGATGCTAATGTGGATATGGCTGATGATAATAAGTCTGACTCACTCGCCATCCTACTGATTATTCTTCTGTTGGTTGTTTTGTTATTGTTGATTCCGTTGATCGCTTGGATGTATGTAGACGTCAGACAAATGGAAATCAGGGTTAACAAGGCCCTACAAAGGATTGAAGGCAAATGATTAAAAAATTCAGTTTTGTATACACTTCAATATTGATATGTATACTTTTCCCATTTTTGTGTACAGGTTGCCATGACCAGTACAGGTATTTTTGCCAAGACCCTGATAATTTCAACAAAGAAATGTGCCAGAAACCCAGATGTGAGTTTGATCAAGATTGTCCTGAATATTTAGTAGCACCCATTTTGGAGAAGAAAATTGAAGGAAATCCTCCTAGCGCTCCTCAACAGCCCCAAGGATCGACTGTCTGCCGATGACATAGAAGTCCGAGTTCGGGCTTTTGTTGTTATTACAGTGACCTTGATTCTGTTCTTTATTGTGGTCACGCTGATCTATAGCGTGATGTTTGTGAGCCAGCCTATCAAGGCTATGGCGCCCATTGACCAGGCCTTTACCAAGATGCTCAACGACATTGTTTTGTTGATTGTAGGCGGTATTGGAGGCATAATGACCAAAGGTTTGACCAATGAAGCAACGGCTATGATGAACAATGTCAAGGCTGGCAAGGATGCTTATGTAGCACCCCCACCTGCCCCAGTTGTAATGATGAGCTCGGCAGGATGGACTCCACCCCCTCCTCCCATGAGCCCCCCTACATTAGAAGCTGACCATGAGCGTGAAAGAATGGCGCAAGCAAGGGCTTCAAATGTTTAATCCTTGGTTAATCATCGGCGCAATTTGCGCTATTTTAGGAGCATATTTCTATGGACATCATCAAGGCTATCAAGAGTGCTATCAGGAAGCTGTTGCAAAAGTTGCAAAAGCCAACGACGAAGCCAGAGCAAAAGAACGAGAGCTGAACGAAAAAGTTAACCAGACTGCATCTGCTTTGAGGAAAGCCAACAATGAAGCTCAAGTTAAGATTAGCAAGCTCACTGCTGATGTGCAGTCTGGGGCTATGCGCTTGTCAATCCCCGTCACCTCCAATAGTGTATGTTCCGCCAACGCCGCCGGAACTGCCGGAGGAGATCAACCTCAAGCTAGAGCCGAACTTGACGGACAGGCTTCTTCAAATCTTATCGCCATCACAGCAGACGGGGACAAAGCCATCCGAGCCCTCCAAGCCTGCATCACCAGTTACAACCAAGTGAGGGATTCCCTCAAGGAGAAAATAGATGATTAAGTACGCCATCCCCCTCGCAGTCGTGGCGCTTGTTGGGTGCTCTTCAACCAGTGATTACCAGAAGTATTCTGAGACTCAAGTAGCGATTGCCCGCTACAAAGCCGAGGCTGATAAAGCCAAGTACCAAGTGCTGGCTGAAGTGGTCAAGAAAGGCGATCCAACTGCATCTGTAGCCGCTATCATGTCTATGCAAATGGGTATGAATGGTGGCGGTCAAGAGCAAAAGATTGACGCACCAAGGAATTCTGGGGATGATGCGCTCAAGTGGGCATCGTTGTTGTTACCCACAGTCGTTCAAGGATTTGGCATCTATGAAAACGCTAAAGTGGCTACCACACAGTCTAACAATGCTACAGCGACTGCTATCAATACTAATGGTACGTTTGCTTCAATTGCTAATACTGGGTCTAACAATCAGGCTTCTATGGCAGCTAATTCCAATACGGCTTTTGTGAGCATTGCAAATGGCGCATCAACTGCAATCTCAGGTATGGCCAGTAACTCAAATACTGCCTTAACAGGTATGGCTACTAGCGCCAATACAGCTTTAACAAGCATGGCGTCTACCAATGCTACTAACCTGTCAACTGCTTTGACCAACCAAGCTAGTGCGTATAACACGCTTTTGAGCACTGATTTAACCACTTTAAACAACGCTGTATCCAAGTTAACCACATCTCCTGTTGTGATTACGAACGGCATTATTCAACATTGAGGAGAGCGTCATGGCTATTTTTGGTTCTGGTCAAAATCAAGTTTACATGGATGAAAACGGTAATGTTGTTCCCAATCCAAATTATTCGATGTCAACAGCACCTCCAAATGCAAGTAATGTAAACACTGATACAACTGCATCACCTCTTTCTACTTTACTTAATCAGAATCAATTTACAGATAATGCTATTTCCTTGCCACCATCTAATTACTCATCATCTGATAGTTCTCAATCTATGAGTCCTGCTGGAGGTCAAGTAACAGGATCTAATGTTCCACAAGCAGGTAGTTCATTATCTCCACTATCAAATCCTTCAATAGTGCCACAAACAGGTAGTTCATTATCTCCACTATCAAATTTATCTGCACAACCACAAGCAGATAGCTCATTATCTGCACAAAATGCTCCTGCACAAAATGCAATAGACAAACAAAATCAAACTGATGCGGCTAGAAATCTTAAAAGCATGTATGGAATCGACAATCCTGCTCTTGTGAATTACGTTGCATCAACGCCTGGTTTAACGGGCAGTGACCTTCAAAACCTGCAAAAAACATTTGGTAGCTCAACTGCTCAACAACTTAACGATCTGCAAACAAGTGATAGACCTTCTTTGCAAGCACAAGCTAATCTAGCCATATTACAACAGCAACAACAAGATTATCAGAAAGCGCATCCAACGCCTCCTTCTCAAATTACGCCCCAACAAACTGGAGACAACCCATATTCTTCCTATAAAATTGGTAGTGTTTTTAGCCCCACAGGGCCTGCTAATTATGGAAGATCTGTTGATTCTAGTGGTTATATTCATGAAACAGATGCATCGGGCAATACCTACATACTAGACAAATCAGGACACATTATTAACTACACATTAAGTTCTAATGATCCTAGATCTATGGCTTCTAGCAATGCGAGCGATGCTTATGCTTATCAATTGGCTCAACAGACGGGTGTTTTATGAGCCCAGAAAAGTTGCACGCTTTAGGGATTGGATCTGAATGGTCAGAGCCTTTGGTTACAACTTTTTCTACGTTTGGGATTAACGATGTTAACCGCCAAGCTGCGTTTATTGGACAGTGTTCACACGAGTGCAACCACTTCAAAACATTGGAAGAAAACCTATCCTACAGTGCCGAGACATTACAAAGACTTTTCCCCCATAAGTTTCAACCCAACGAGTTTGCCCTTTACGCCAAACAGCCGCAAAAGATCGGTAACAGGATTTACGCCAACCGTATGGGAAACCGTGACGAGGCTAGTGGAGATGGATTCAAATACCACGGACGCGGTTGTATTCAGCTTACGGGGCACGATAATTACTACCATTTTGGTCAGGCGGTAGGCCAGAATTTTGTCCTAGATCCCAACCCAGTGGCGCAACCCTTGTATGCCGCCATGAGCGCAGGATGGTTTTGGGCTACGCATGGATGCAACAATTTGGTAGATAACGATGAAGCTTTGTGTAAAAGGATCAATGGTGGATTGTTTGGACTTAACGAAAGAATCAGCTTGACCCAAAAGGCTTTTTCAATATTGAGCGCCTAAAAGTGCCCTTGTAAAGGATTGACGACGGTGGGAAAATAGCTAAAACAATGGGAGAAATATGGCTACTTACACGCCTTCTTGGGTAATGACCTATGACTCGCTGAATGCAATCGTTCTTCAATACTTGGAGCGGTCTGATCAAGCGACGATTAACGCCATCCCTACTTTTATCACCCTTGCTGAATTTGAGATTGCCCAAGAGATCAAAACCTTGGGTCAATTACAAATTGTTGAGTCAACGACCATTGCAGGCAACCCAGTGCTTCAAAAGCCTTCTAGATGGCGTAAAACCGTTTCTATGAACTACACCAATAGCAGTGGTGTACGAACCCCAATTTTGCTTCGTAAGTACGAATATTTGACTAATTATTGGCCAAATAACACGCTTACTTCGGCGCCCGTTTATTATGCTGATACCAATTGGGA